CTAAATTGCAATCGTCGTCCAGTCCTTCCCTCGGTCGTCGTTGTAACGATCGGTCTGTTGCTGCGACTTGTGGCCGAGCAACTTTTTAGTGTCAATCCCCTGCTCCTTATAAAGACGTTCAGATAGCGAGCGCTGCTCGTGGAATGTCGCTGGCGTTCCTTCCCCCCAGTCAATTTCTGCCTTATCCCGAGCCTTACTAAAATTCATGGTTAGCGTGTTCGCTTTAACTTGTGCGCCACGTTCTGCTTGCGACGTGGCCCTGAAAAAATGGACGAGGTAAGGGCTAACCGCGTAATCCCGACAGCGCGCTATAACATCTCGCAAACTCCAGTTAATGGCATTCAGGCGAAGCGATAATGGGATCGCTATTTTGCTTCCTGTTTTCTCCTGAATAACGTGTAACTGATCATCCCAGACATCGCTAAACTTCATCCTCGAAATATCACCCAGGCGCTGGCCAGTTACCAAAGCCAGTAACATAGCGTTACCCATATATTGGTGGTTGGCGTCTGCAATTTCGAATATCCGCTGCCATTCCTCCAGGCTGAGGCGCTGGCGGGTAATTTTTCGGCGGGGCTTTTTAGTTGCTGAAGCTGGATCGTAACCCGGAGGAACTTCACCAGCATGCTGCGCTTCTTTAAAAATATCTACCAGCACAGTTCTTACGACCTGAGCCATTCTCGGCTGACCGGCAGTGACGTACTCATCGAGCAACTGAGCAATATCGCGAACATCCACTGATGGGAGCAGCTTCATACCGACTCGCTCTCGCAATAACGAAACCGGTTTGGTTTTCTGTTTGAATGTGTTCAGTTTGATGTCGCCCGTCGCCAGCCGCTCTTCCTGAATCTTCCAGTATCTATCCAGCCATGTAGAAACCGTGATTGCTTTGCCTTTGCTGGTGGCGATCCTGTCGCTGATCGCCAGAATTTGCCGGGTTCTCTGTTCCGCCAGGCGCGTGTTAGCTTCTGTAGCAATCGCTATAGCTTCTGCCTCATCGGTACCCAGCGCATGGAACTTACCTGTGACGGGATGTTTATAGCGCCAGTAAACTTTGTTCACCTTTCTACTGTAGAGAGGGTAAAGGTTCGGAACAAAAACATTGTTTTTACGTGGTCGAGCTGCCATCAGCAAGAATCCTCTGAAGTATTGGCGAGTCAGTCTTTCGGATATTCGGCTTAGCCAATTCGCCTACAAGTTCTGCATCTTCCCTTACTCGCCACTTGCGACCCTGTTTCATAGCTGGTGGGGAAAACATATTTTGCTTAGCGTATCGGCGCAGAGTATTCAAAGCTGGTGGACTGCTCCGGTATTTCTCTGCTGCCCATTCCTCAAGCGTGAGCATTTGCTTCATGGCTTATTCTCCACTTTACCGGCTGCACCCGGATTAAATCAGATGTCGTTGCTGGTGGCAGGAATCAACCGCTGCCAGATTGATGAAACGTATTTCACCTGGGGCTTGGCATCGGCTAGCTCCTGAGTAATTTCGTAATTCACTGCGTGTTCCTCCACTTAACTTTGCGCTGCACCGCGCTGATTTTTGGTTGAGCGAATCCCTCGCCGGGGGGGATAAATAAAAGAATTACGCTTCACTAAATGCCCCAGCAGTGGGGCATTTAAGGCAGCGAATTAAGCTGAGAACTGGCCGATAAAGGTTTCGACCTGGCTATCTTTGAATTTCTCAACCAGCAGGTCGCGGAACTCTGCGGCCATTTCTTCCTGCTGCGCTTCCAACTGGACGATGCGCAGCACCAGAACCGGGCGGTCGCTGCCGATGATGCTCAGACGCAGCTTAAAACGACGCTCAGCCAAACCTTCGAACGGCACGCAAGTAAACTCAAACGCTACCGGCATGATGTCCTGCGTTCTGGCTTCCACACTTTCCATCAGCGAGCGCTTGCCGCTGAAGTCGCCATCTTCAAAGTCTGCTTTCTGAATCGACTCGATGGAGATTTTGCGGATCGCCGCTGCCGACTTCTTCGCATCAATCGGCTGGCCGTCGGCGTCAAAGCCGAGCAGGTTTTCAGACCAGTCTTCCAGCCATTCGGCCAGCTCTTTTTGTGTATGCCGTTCGCCATTGATGCACAACAGCGCGGAAAAGGGTGCGGTCTTCTTCAGTGCCAGCAGCGCGGTATTGTCGGCGTGGCCGGGTTTATCCAGGGTGCCGAGGTTAAATACCGCAACGGCGCGCATATCATCGGCATTTATAAAGCAACGGGTGCCTTGTGCAGCGTAGCCGGTAGAGTAGCGGGCAAAGTCTTCAATGCTGGCCGTCACCATTTTGCCGCGGAAACGGAAGCGCTGCAGGCAAAGGGATTCGAGGCTGTCGATTCGGGCGCTCTGCGGAACAACGGCGGCAGGGCAGTCAACGCCTTCAAGCTTTTCTTCCATGAAGCGGGAGAGGGTCAGATCGGCAATTTTATCGATAGCGGTTGCGTCTAAAGAGTGAGACATGGTTATTCCTTAACTGGGTGAATGGTCGGGTTTACTGCTTGGCGCGCAGCTTCGCATCAGGATCGCCGGCCAGGGTAAAGAGCTGCCCCTGGTCTTCCTGCAGAATGGAAAGCTTGCCGCCGCGGTTCACATACATCGGCGTTTCGGTGGTGTCCTCTTCCGAGGATTTGCCGCGCGGGGTAGGGCGCACATAAGCGAGCTTGTGCTTAATCATTACGCGCTTCTCTTCGACGGAATTGCTCATGCGGTCGAGCTCAAAGGTCACGGTAACTTTCCCCTTGGTGCCGTTGTTCAGCACGCCGAACGCAACTTCACTCAGCGCAGCGGCGACTTTGTTTTCGAACACACCGCCGTCCAGTTCGCCCAGGAATTCGGGCACTTTGGTCAAACGTTCATTACTCATCGGTTTTACCCTCAGAAAGGCGGCTGCCACCGCCGGTAGTTAGTTTCTCCACACAACATGTGAGAGCACCAGCACGCGCTACCGACTATCACGGTGCCCGGCACGGATTGGGTTATGAGCCGTCCGGCCGGTGGTGCGCTCACATGTTGCGTAAAAAGTGGCGGTAGCAGGAAAGTAAGGGAAACCTGTACCGCCGAAAGATACCAAACATCATCCTCAGGGTTCTGGCACCAGGTCGTAGGGAGCCAGAATGCTGAGCCCTGAAAAAGCTGGCAGCTGTATCTGCACGTAACAGGGCGAACTACCAAAACAGGATTTACTACCTACAGTTTTTGCTAGCTTAAATAATTGTTAGTTCCGCTGTATGATCCGGTAGTTGCTTTAACTATAAGGATTTAGTTTCTCCTTCTGCATATACGAGGTTTTCACATGGCTATTAAGAATCGCACCTCTGTCTTTCCGGTTACCGATTGGAAGGCTGGACCTTTACCCGGTTACCAGGCGCTTGCTCTCAAACTCACTTACCTGACTTACTCCGCAGACGGCACTAACACTGAAAACCGGTCTCAATTTTTCGCGTTTCCTCCAGAAATGGTTGAAACGTTGATTTCAGAGCTGCAAAGGCATCTTCGGAATTTGCAGAAATCCGATCAAAGTGACTCTCAACAAGAGAAGCACTGAAAACGTCTGGCCTGATCCGATTCTTTAGTAAGGCGCTGAGTTGTAATGGCGCTTTTATGTCTCCTGCCAACATTCCTTAAATTTGCCTCAGCGAATCATCCGGTCATTCATGCGCCACCGGCGGCTACTTCGTGGGCGTCCTGCCTGTTCGCTGTTGATGAGATCAATATGTACCAATAGTTCATTAATGTAAAGTACTAAAAGTACATTTTCTAGAAATGGATTCATAACTCTTTGAAATTAAATAAATTTTTAGGTAATCGAATTGACCTTAGTCAATTATATTGATTGAGGTGGGATTAAATAAAAAATTGAGGTGAGAATAGAGTCTATTGCTTAAATTGGATTCAGTAGAGTGGGAGTAGTTTCAGTAACTTGGTGGCTGTTTCAAACGCGGGTTTTGTATCTCCGATACTGATAAGGCCATACTCTCCAAAGTTAGATTTCATTCCTTCAAAGGAAGTTGCATATGCATACCTTTCGTAATGATCTAACAAAGCATGGCTTCTTTTTTCATCCAAAAGGTCACATATTAATAGTATTTGCTCTCTTTGTATTTTCGTATGGTAAAAATCGTTCGCTTTTATAGAATCAATTTGCTTGATAATTTCAAGCCTTACAGGCAATACAATCGAGTTATACTCTTTCCTTTTCTCTCCCTTTATGGCAACACGATAGCTTATTAATCCGCTTGCAGGAACTGCAACGATTGATATTATTATTGCGATAGTTGATACGATTTCACTGTATGTCATGGAGTATTCCTTATGTCCCCATCCGATATTCTTGCAACAATAGCTTTAACGGTCTCGCTAGCTAATATGGGATTGGTTTTGTTTGGGCTTTGGATAACTAGAAAGTGGTAATTCAAAACAAACCCATTAATATAAAGGGCTATAGCTTGTTGTACTTAATTGACTCGTGAATCAAAGCCTTGCCCATCACATAAAGTTGATCTTGGTTTCTTTCTTCTATGTACCAAGTCTCATAGGCTGGGTTGTCAGAAAGGACCGCCAGGCGATCTCCTTGCATCTGAAGGCGCTTCACATAAAAAGTTCTGCCGAAGACAAATGAGTAAATCCCATCTGTATTAAAATGCCGAACAGCAATATCAACAAATAACCGATCACCTGAAACCAGAGTTGGTGACATGCTGTCACCAGTAACTGTCATTACTTTTACAGTGTCTTGAGGGCGATTTCCGAATAACTCTTTTCCATGGTCTGTAGTGAACTCTATAGCGTAGAGAACGTCGACATGTTCGGAAAGCATATAAGCGCCTGGTCCCGCGCTAACAGTAAGATCCAAGACATCAACGCGATAAATATCATTATATTTACTACGCGCGGTGTCGATACCGTCCTCGATAGATTCACCAAGCAGGTATGATCCTGACGTACCAATTAATGTCGCCAAATCCTGTAGCCTCCCGCGTCGAGGTATTGATTCCCCGTTGAACCACTTGCTTACAGCCTTTGGCGTGAGCTTCATCCTTTTTGCGATGACAGCTTGGCGCCCGGGCATCAATAAACCAGCTTTATCACAGGCCAGCGCTAGCCTACGGGAAAACTCTTTTCGCGCTTTCTCTTCCTGAACCATAAGTTCAATCATAGATGCACTTGCGTGTACTATCAGTTCCGACATAATATGTACTTTAAGTTCACAGTATGAGGTGCATATGCAAGAAGAAAAAGCTCCAACCCTTTCTCAAGCCATAAAGGCTATTGGGGTAATGGCCATCGCAGATGCCTGCGGATGTAGCCCAAGGGCAATCTATAAATGGATGGAAAAAGGCTCCCTTCCTCGCACGGATTTCACTGGAGAAACCGATTATGCGGAACGAATCGCAAACGCTTCCAGCGGTTTATATACCGCCGAAATGATTAAACAGATCAGTCGGCCTCAGAAGATTAACGAAACGACAGCACAACAGTAACCACAGATTCAAGGAGTTAACCGTGGGTAATGAACACTGGCAAGTAGAGAAACAGCCAGCATGGCTGGTGACGGCAATCAAGAAGACCATCTCCAGCCTGCCGGGCGGCTACGCCGAAGCAGCTGAATGGCTGGGTGTAACAGAGGACGCGCTCTTTAACCGCCTGCGCACCGGTGGCGATCAGATCTTCCCAATGGGCTGGGCGATGGTTCTGCAGCAGGCAAGCGGCACCAAACATATTGCCGATGCGGTATCACGCCAGTCCAACAGCGTTAACGTTCCGCTGGTGGATATCGAAGACGTGGACAACGCCGATATCAATCAGCGCCTGATGGAAACCTTCGAGTGGATCAGCGAGCACTCGCGCTTCGTTAGACAGGCTACAGCTGATGGAGTTATTGACCAGGCAGAACGGGCTCAAATCGAAGAGAACAGCTATCAGGTGATGGCGAAGTGGCAGGAACATTTAACGCTGCTTTATCGCGTTTTTTGTGCGCCAGAAGAAAAGAGTGACGCCCGCGAGTGTGCAGCTCCGGGCGCCGTGGCGTGTCGTATTCGTGGAGAAACTAACGCATGAACAGTTTAACGGTAAATCACCGCTTACCGCAACTCCGGGCCATTCCTGTGAAAGGCTCATCGTTTCGGTATGAACGCATGGTATCAGGCCGCTGGGTTCCGTGTAACCACAGTCGCGCACGTCTCATCGTGGGGGCATTCAACCGTAAAGCGAAGAACCTCGTATGCAAGATCTCGACAGACGGTACCGCGACTGGCGCGGCGTTGAAGTCCACGTCGTTGGTTACGACCGTGAAAAACGAAAGGTTATCTTCCGGCGCGCCGGCTATCCGCACGACTGCATGCAGCCTGTTGAGCGGTTCCGTGAGAAGTTCAGAAGGGTTGATGCATGAGCACTAAGTTAACCGGCTACGTGTGGGATGGCTGCGCAGCGTCGGGCATGAAATTATCCAGCGTCGCTATCATGGCGCGCCTGGCTGACTTCAGCAGCGATGAAGGCGTTTGCTGGCCTTCTATCGAAACTATTGCGCGTCAACTTGGCGCAGGCCCGAGCACTATCAGAACGGCGATCGCGAAGCTGGAGAAAGAGGGCTGGCTTACCCGTACGCAGCGCCGCAACGGCAACCGCAACGCGTCGAACGTGTACCGTCTGAACGTGGCCAGGCTGCAGGCTGCTGCGCTTTCTCATCTGTCAGAATCTGACCCGTCAAAATCTGACGCATCAGAATCTGACCCGTCAAAATTTGAGGCATCAAAATCCGGTCTTGCTGGCGGTTTTGACCCGTCAGAATCTGGCGGGGATCCGTCAGTAAATTCAAAACCAGATCCATCAGATAAAAAACCTTCTTGTCCGGGCGCTTCGCTACCGGACCCTGAACAGGAAATTACGGATCAGGCTATCGAGGTTCTGAAACATCTGAACCTGGTAACGGGTGCCCGCTACCAGAACTCTAAATCCTCTCTCGAAAACATCCGCGCCCGGCTGCGCGAAGGCCACACAGTGGCAGACCTCCAGTTGGTTGTCGACTACAAGCAGGAGCAATGGCGCGACACGGAATGGTACGACTACATGCGCCCGCAAACGCTTTTCATCCCGAGCAAGTTCGAAGGCTATCTGCTCAATGCTACGCGCTGGAATGACCGTAAACGCCCGCCACGTGAGCAGTGGGGCCATAGCCGTGAAAGAGACGTAAACGCAGTTAGCCAGGTAGACACAACAATTCCAGCGGGGTTCAGAGGATGAAATTACAGGATCAGGTTCTTTCAACAATCATCTCGCAGCCGGGCATCGCGTTCGCTGACCTGATGAAGGTTTTTGAAGGCGAAGCGAAGACAAACCTCACCACTTCAGTGAGTCGCCTGCACCTTTCCGGAAAGGTTACTCGCCGCTTCGAAGACGGCCGTTATGTGTATACCGCAGCCGCTGAAGATGCACCGGGTGCGCTGTGCGCCTCCGACAAAATCCAGATGCTGGAAGTCGAGCTGAAGCGACTGCTGAGCCAGGGTTATTACCGCCGCACTGGCGATAAGTGCCTTGACCTGATGGCTGCGTCAAAGACAGATCAGCAGCGTGAGCATTACGCAACCCGCCGCCGTCAGTGTCTCGCACTGGTGAGCAGCCATAAAGAGCGCTCCTGGTATCTGGCCGGGAACTACGTAGGAGATGAGCAGTGATGGCACATAACCTCTATTGCCAGGCGCTTGCCGAACTGCGCAGCCGCGGGGCACACGAGCTTAAGGAAGTCGGCGACCAGTGGCGCACGCCTGACAACATCTTCTGGGGCATCAACGCCATGTTCGGCCCGCTGGTTCTGGACCTGTTTTCGGATGGCGAGAACTCAAAATGCGAGGCGTATTACACCGCTGAAGATAACGCGCTCACGCGGGACTGGTCCGCGCGCCTGGATGAACTCAATGGCGCCGCGTTCGGCAACCCGCCTTACAGCCGCGCTTCGCAGCACAACGGCGAATACATCACCGGTATGCGCTACATCATGCAGCACGCCAGCGCGATGCGGGAAAAGGGCGGGCGTTACGTATTCCTGATCAAGGCAGCCACCAGCGAGGTGTGGTGGCCGGAGGATGCGGATCACGTTGCCTTTATCCGTGGCCGTATCGGTTTCGACCTGCCGTTGTGGTTTATCCCGAAAGATGAAAAGCAGGTGCCAAGCGGTGCGTTCTTCGCTGGTGCGGTGGTGGTATTCGATAAGACCTGGCGCGGTCCGGCGATGAGCTACATCAGCAGGAACGAGCTGGAAGCACGCGGCGACGTGTTTCTTGGTCAGATTCGTCGCGAGGCGGAGCGCATGTTAGCCAGCGGCCAGCCTGTATCTGTTGGACCGCAGGAGCAGGCAGCATGAAAAAGAACTCTCAACGCTTAACCGTCCGCCAGCAGGAAGTGCTGGCACTGCTTAAAGGCTTCATTAAAGAACACGGCTACCCGCCGACACAGAAAGAAGTGGCTTCCCTTATGGGGGCCACATCCCCGAACGCAGCAGGCGACATGCTGCGCTCACTCCAGCAGCGCGGCGCCATCACATTGGTTAAAGGTGTGTCGCGTGGCATCACCATCAACAGCCAGGCAGAAAAACGCCTGGTTAAAGTGAACCTCAACACGATAGCCAGGTTGAAGCTTAACGATGCCGCGATAGCCGAGTTTAATCATCAGTACGAACAGCTGCGCGCTCAGCATCCCTTTACAGCCCGGCACATCAAAACACCGGAGCCGGACAGCGACGGCTTCTATTCAATGGAGCTTTGGTCCGTCATGAACCTGTTTGGGCATCTTTGCTTTAACGGTGCCGACATCCCTTTCGAGTTGAACCTTGAGCTGGAGGGAGAATGAAGCTGACTCTGCCTTTCCCGCCCAGTGTTAACACCTACTGGCGCGCCGTTAATTCAGGTCCGTTAAAAGGGCGGGTGCTCATCAGCGCCAAAGGGCGGGCTTATCAGAGCGAGGCATGCGCAGCGATTATCGAGCAGCTCCGCAAACTGCCTAAACCCAGCAGCGCGCCAGCGGCAGTGGAGATTTTTCTTTTCCCTCCTGACGCCCGGCGCCGCGATATCGACAACTACAACAAAGCGCTGTTCGACGCGCTGACGCACGCGGGGATCTGGGAGGACGACAGCCAGATAAAACGAATGCTGGTGGAATGGGGGCCAGTAGTTAAGAAAGGGAAAGTCGAAATCACGATCAGTAAATACGAACCGGCGGTTGCAGCCGCCTGACTAAGTGGAGAAACGCATGAATCAGTTAATGGTAATCGATGGTGTGACCGTTCGCCGTGATCCGGAGGGGCGCTACTGCCTCAACGATTTGCATCGTGCTGCTGGTGGTGAGCGGCGTCATGAGCCAACGCTCTGGCGCAATCTCCAGCAGACCGGTGAACTGGTGCAATTACTGAGCGATACAGGAATTCCTGTATCGGTAATCAAGGGTGGCGCAGGTCAGGGGACGTTTGTTTGCAAGGAGCTGGTTTACTCCTATGCGATGTGGATTAGCCCTGAATTCAACCTGAAAGTGATCAGGACGTTTGACGCTGCCGTAAGCCAGCAGGCAATCAGCCAGGCAGCTGACAAAATGCAGGCGGGTGTGATCCTTCTCGATTTTATGCAGCGCTCGCTGAATCTTTCCAATTCCTCGGTGCTCGGTGCGTGCCAGAAACTCCAGGAAGCTGCAGGCCTGCCGAACCTTGCACCGCAGTACGCCATCGATGCGCCAGTGGATGCGATGGACGGCAGCAGCCGCCCCACGCAGTCACTCAGCGCGCTGTTGAAGGCTAACGGTATCCGGCTGACCGCCAATCAGGTTTACCACCAGCTGGCGAAGCTGGGCATCGTGGAGCAGAAGACCCGCCGGAGCCGTTCCGGTGTTAACGGAATTAAGAAATTCTGGTCACTGACGGCAAAAGGGTGCATGTACGGCAAGAACATCACCAGCCCGGCGAACCCGCGCGAGACGCATCCGCATTTCTTTGAATCACGGGCGCCGGAGCTGTTCCGCCTGCTCGACACCGTACATTAAGGGGAGAACGTGAGAGCTTTACTTACTCCCGAAATTGCGCGCGGCATGGGTATCGTGCTGCTGCGCCCCGGCGCTGACCTGATGCCTATCTTCACCTCCGGCCGCGTGCTGGTGGAACTGCCTCCCGCCAGCATGGCGCATTTACCTACCGGCGCAATCCCGGCGGCGCGGCAGCCGCTGGCGGAAGATTCCGCGCTGGCGGGCTTCTTCAGCCATGAAGATGTGATCCGTGCTGCTGGTGGAGTGCCGTCCCTTGAGCGCTGGCTGATGAACAATGAGGGCGGCTGCCAGTACCCGCACAGCGATTACCACCATCACGAACTTAAGACGTTTCGCCATGCGCCCGGCGCGATCCGAGTGTGCTGGCACTGCGATAACGTGCTGAGCGGCCAGCATACGCAACGGCTTGCAGAAATGGCCCGGGTTAATGTGGTAGCCTGGGTTATAGCGATGGCCCGCGGCGCGCTTGGGTTCGATGACTCGCATGAGCTTACGCTGCCGGAACTGTGCTGGTGGGCGCTACGCGAGGAAGTAACTCACGCGCTGCCGGACAGCATCACCCGCCGCGCACTGCGGCTGCCGGCGGAGCCAATTCATTCGGTAACACGCGAAAGCGATATCGTGCCGTCGGCACCGGTCACGGAAATTCTCAGAGCAAAAACAGGGCGTGCTGGCGCCGCGGCGAAGTGCAGGAGCAACGAAGAAGTGCTGGCGGAGCAGGACGAACAGCCGCAGCTGCTGGCGCTGAAGGTTGACCCGGAGTCGCCGGAAAGCTTCATGCTTCGACCGAAGCGTCGCCGCTGGGAAAACGAGAAGTACACCCGCTGGGTTAAGCAGCAGCCGTGCGCGTGCTGCAACCTGCAGGCAGACGACCCCCACCACCTGATAGGCCACGGGCAGGGTGGAATGGGTACCAAAGCCCATGACCTCTTTGTGTTGCCTTTGTGCAGAAAGCATCACGACGAGCTTCACCGGGACCCCGTGGCATTCGAAGAAAAATACGGCTCTCAGCTTGAGCTGATTTTTCGTTTTTTAGACAGGGCGCTAGCGATCGGCGTGTTGTCGTAAGTGGAGTGGAGACCACAGCATGAACCTTGAAGCCTTACCGAAATTCTATTCCCCGAAATCCCCGAAACTCAACGATGCGACGCCAGCCACCGGCGGCGACGCGCTGACGATTACCGATGTGATGGCCGCGCAGGGGTTTGTTCAGAGCCAGGCCTCGTTTGGGTTCAGCCTCTTCCTGTCCAAGATGGGTATTCAGGATCCGCAGCCTGCTATTGATGCGCTGTTTAATTACGCGCTGGCGCTGAAGAACCCGGTACTGAATAAGCTGAGCGAGAAAACGCGCCTTGAGGTCATTGGCTGCCTGGTTAGATTCGCTTATGCAGATTACTCCCGTTCGGCAGCCAGCAAGTCCGCATGCCCGCAATGCGAAGGTGAGGGGCAGGTATCTGTTGAAAAGGTTACGCGTAAAGTTACATACCCATGGGGAAAAGCGCCTTATTGGGCAAGCAAATCCCGGGCAGTCAGACCGTCTGACTGGGAGCGCTGGACAGAGGTGAAAAGCATCGAGAGAGTTAAATGCGACTGCTGCAACGGGAAAGGTGAGTTAAGTACCGCATGTCGTGGCTGTAAAGGTAAAGGCACCGTGCTCGATGAGAAACGCACCAGGCTGCTGGGTGTACCGGTGCAGAAGGTATGCGGTCGCTGTAATGGCAATCGCTTTAGCCGCATTCCCACCAGCCTTGCTCGTAGCGTTGTAGAGCAACTGGTGCCGGATCTGACTAAACACCAGTGGTACAGCGGCTATGCAGATGTCATCGATAAACTGGTAACGAAGTGCTGGCAGGAAGAAGCTTACGCAGAGAAGCTTTTGCGCGAAGTCACAAGATAGAGGCATTTTTATAGATTATGGCAACACAATGCTTGCAAAATTCGGAAAACTTGGTTAGGGTTTTCCCAACGATGGGCATTGTGTATCCAGCGTTAATAAACCCGCTTCCGAGCGGGTTTTTTCATTTCTGGAGGGTTTGAAAATGCAGATCTAAACGGGCAGACCGCAGCCGCAAGGCAGAGCAGCAGTCATGATGCTGCCCCGAGTCGCCATCGAGCGAGCCTGTGTAGTGATGGGTTAGGGTCATAGATTAAAACAAGCTCCGGTAAAGCAGCGCGAATGCCAGACGTGTACCGGTTATAAGCGGCGATGAAGCGACAGCACCTCAAGGGCATGAGCGTGACCACTCCGGTGATGTGGCAAAGAATTTACTGAGGCTCGCATACGCGGGCCTTTTTCATACCCGCGCCACGCTCGGCGCAATTCAACCACAGAGCCTTTCAGAGGTGAGCCAGAGTGATGGTCGGTGTGACCGTCTCTGTGGGCTGACCATCCTGAGCGCTGGCTCACCCCCTAAAAGGAAATTCACTATGTTCGGTTTCGGTAAAAAAGCCCGTAAAGCAGTAAGCGACATCAAAAAGTTCGAAAAGCGCGATCTGGCGCAGGCAGTGGTAAACGCCGCGTACCTGGTAGCGTATGCCGATGGTGAATGTGAAGCCTCAGAGAAGGCGAAGATTGAGCAGGTACTGCGTAACCAGCCTGCGCTGGCGGCGTTCACCTCTGAAATCAACTCCATCAGCGCGACCATCGTCGGCCAGCTCGATACCAATTTCAAGATTGGTCGCCGTGCTGCGCTGCGCGAGATTGAAGACGTTAAGCACGATACCCGCGAAGCAGAAGACGTGCTCGATGTGGCGGTTGCCATTGCTGAAGCTGACGGTGAAGTTGAGCCGGAAGAGCGCAAGGTGCTGGAAGAGATTGCTAACGCGCTGGGCCTGCGTCTGGAAAACCACCTCTGATGAAAAAACTCCGCTTCGCCGCCGCCGGGGTGCTGCTCTTTCTGGTTGTCGCTATCGACTTCACCAGCAAAGTGATGTCTGTCCTGGCGGATGGCGTGCTGGTGGCCGGGGTAGTTCTTCTGCTCCTGCCGATGCTTAAAACAACTAAATAACTCTCTGCAAAAGGCGTCTGCGGGCGCCTTTGACAGCGCGTTATTTATTCCCGGTAAACATCGTGTGAGTTTGGCAGCAGAATTGAGCAAGTCTTATCGCACCGCTATAAGCCCACTCTATAATTCCACCGTCTGGCTGTTTAGTTTAACAATCACAGGGGGCAGGGATGGAAGAGGGCTTTTACTGGGTGCTTTACGCTGGCGAAAAGCTGGTGGCGTATTATTCGCAGGAAGAAACGCGGCACCATGAAACAGGTGAACTGGTTAACGGCGTCTGGCACTTTGCCGGAACCAGCGGCTGGGTAGCGATGAAAGAAGAGGCTTCGGTTCTTGATGGTCCGTTACAGCCACCAGCATGAATAAAGATTTACTCGCTCTGTGAGCGGAGTCACCCCTTCGCTTATCCTGGCATCTATATTTTAACCGTGGCGGCAACATCTCCCCGGCATAACCCCGGCGCCACGCCATAATTAGCTTACTTGAGTGAATCCTGATACTCGGCCAGTTCTCTGTGAACTGGCCTTTTTTTATCCGCTGCACAGTAACCATTACGTCTTTAATGGCTTTGTATTATTGACGGTAATATTTGGCTGCTAATAATTAACTATCTGGTAAAGCCCGTGTATCTGAACGCGTTAGCAAGAGACCCCTCATTGCATCTGATGCGAACCACTAAAGCCAGATGTGGTTATCAAATGGTTTCCGGCACGGAAAAAAGACTGCATGTGTGTTAATCGCCAGCTCTGACCGGGCTGGCTTTTTTTATTTCCGATTTCCGCCCGGTTCATCCGGGCTTTTCTTTGGCCGCAGGCAATCAGCAACCAGACACCCTTTAACCGCATGCCTCGCGGCCATACCCCACTACGCACAGCACTTCCGAACCCTTAACGGAGGTGAGAGAAATGCTACGTATGAATACCCAAAACGGATTCTGGTCTTATTTCTGGTCAGCCATAACAGGATTCTTCGCCATGTTGACTCTT